TTATTTCTGGTTGTTTAAATGTTGGTAGATAATGCTTTGCATATCCACAACACACATCAACATCTGCTTGTGTAAAGAACTTAAATATATTATCTATAAGTGTTCTTTCGTCATCTGTTAATTTTTGATTATAGTCTTTGATATCATCTTGGAGTGGCACTTCATCAGGTAACCAATGCATTTGTTGTTGTTTTTTGTAAAACTCAAATGCCCAAGGATAATCAAAAGGTTTATAATAATCCCTTTCTGTTAATAATTTACTCATTTATCCCTCGCAACTTAGACAATCTGATTGCTCAAAAATTATCTCTCTTTTAGCCTGAGAAGTAATATTATCAGCTCTACTGATAGCTTCACTTCTTAAATAATATAATGTTTTTAAATTCTTTGCCCACGCTAACATATGGACATTATGCAAGTCGGCTTTGTTCACATCAGGTGGAAAGAATAAGTTTACACTCTGTGCCTGACAAATATATTCTTGTCTTACAGAGGCATGCTCAACAACCCATGACTGATTGATTTCAACTGCTGTTTTAAAAACATCTTTCTCCCAATCATCAAGTATATCTAAATGTTGAACACTTCCTTTATTTGCAACTATACTTCTCCATGTTTCTGTATACCCTTCATAATCTGTTCTATCTTTGATAATTTTATCCAAGAATTTATTTTTAACTAGATTACTTCCTGTTTTTGTTTTTTGAGTATAAGCATTTGCTCTAAATGGCTCTATGCTTGGTGAAGTATTACCACAAATAATACTTGAACTAGCGTTAGGAGCAACAGCAAGTAAATGTGCATTTCTTACTGATGCGGTATCATCGTCAGGGCACGCGCCTCTTTCGATAGCTAGTTGTCTAGTTTCTTTGTCTGCTTCTCTCTTTATTTTCTCAAACATTTCTAGATTAACACTACCTGCCATAGCACTTTCAAACGGTATACCATTCTTCTGTAAATACGCATGAAAGCCCATGGCGCCAAGTCCAATGCTTCTCTCCCTCATAGCACTAAACTTAGCTTTTTCTAATTGTTCTGGAGCGTTATCAATAAAGTACTGAAGTACATTGTCTAACATACGAATTAAATCTGGAATAAACGCTCCGTGGTTTTTCCACTCGTCAAAATATTCTAAATTAACTGAAGATAAACAACATACTGCAGTTCTTTCTTCATTCGTTGCAAGAGTTATTTCACTGCAAAGATTACTATGATGAACTCTTAAACCTTTTCTTTGTTGAAAGTCAGGCAACTCATTATTTACCGCGTCTTCAAACATAATATAAGGCTCTCCAGTTTCCATTCTATTCTGTAACAGTTTTACCCATAAAGCTCTTGCACTTACTGTTTTAACCACTCTTTTAGTGTGGGGATCGATAAGATCCCAGCTATCATCGAAATTATCAATTTTTCCAGCGTTGTGTATTCGTTCCATAAAGGCATCAGAGACAACAACACCATGGTGCAAATTAAGACACTTGCGATTACTATCACCACCTGTAGGCTTCCGTACATCTAAGAACTCCTCTATCTCGGGGTGGTTTATGTGTAGGTAACCAGCGTATGAACCCCGTCTTGTCACACCCTGACTAAATGCTAACATTTCAGCATCTACTACTTTAATAAAAGGTATTACTCCAGTAGATTCAGACCCTTTGGATGTTCTAGTTCCAATAGAACGAACATCAGACCAGTGTCCACCAATACCACCACCAAAACTACTTAAAAAAGCATTTTCAGTAAAGTGGTCTGTAATACCTTCTCTACTATCATCTACATAGTTTAGAAAACAACTAATTGGTAAGCCTCTTCTTGTACCACCATTAGATAGTACAGGAGTCGCAAACATAAACCATAAGTTACTGACATAGTCATATAAACGCTGTGCGTGGTCTTCGTCATCTGCAAATGTTTCTGCAGCACGAGCAAACGCTTCCTGAGGAGATGTTTCTCCAGGAATCATATATCTATCTTTGAGAGTTGCTATTGCAAATTCATCAAGCAACTCATCTCTACTATAATCTATCTTTACTGACATAATTATCTACCAATCCTATTATTTCTTCTGCATGACCGAGAACTGCTCCGTCAACATCATATGTTAAATCCATAAGTTTTACACCTGTTTCTAGTCCTTCTACACCGAACTCATTTAAGTTCTGAATGAATTTATACTTTCCATCAAGTGGCAAACTTGCCATAATATCAAATACATCACCGTATTGTTCAATTAACTGAGTAGCACGCTTTGGTCCAACTCCGTCAACTCCTGGAACATTATCTCCTTTATCCCCTGTTAAGCACTTGTACGTTAGAAAGTACTCAGGCTCAAAGTCATAATGCTCATCCCAGTTATGCACTGTTGTTTCTTTTCTTGTAACAGTCGAAAAACGACTGATTTTATCATCGACTAGTAAATCCCAGTCTTTATCTGATGATATCAACCAAATTTCATCAACTCCTAATTCTTCTCGTTGTTGTGTAATTAGTGCTGCTATATCATCAGCTTCTGTTCCAGCATATTTTAAAGTCAAATATCCTTTCTTATTTAGAGTATTCATAGTTGTTTGAAACTCTGCAAGAAATTCTAAAAATTCTGCTTCTTCTTCTGCTGTTTGTTCTGCATATCGTTCTTTACGATTTGCTTTATACTCTGGATATATTTCTTTTCGATAGTTACTACCACCATCTCCAAGTACAATAATATGTCCACAGTTATAGGACTTTGCAAGACTTTCTACTGTCCGAACATAATCATGTTCAAAGTCGTTGTTGCCTTGATGTTTCCATCGGAAAGCTAGATTGAGTCCATCAACAATCAATAAGTTCCCATTCGGGATTGGCTTTCCATGGCTCGTAAACTGTATCGCCATTTGTAAATTTTACCTCTTGTGTTTCTAAAAATTGTTCAGCTAAGGTAACATAACACCCTAACCAGTTTATATACATATGTTTTTTGTAAAGTGGCTTTCTTGTCGTTGCCACATACCATTGAGAGTGGTTTTCTTTAAAGAATAGTATAGGCTCTTGTTGCATTTCTTGAGCCTGTTTTACTAGCTTTGACCACCAACCTACAAATTTATTACTCTTTTGAGTAAATATTTTGTGATTGAAGGACATATCTCTATAGAATTTTACTTCAATAGTAAATAAATTATGTTTGTGGGCTACCATCAAATCGCCTTTGATTTTACCACTACCAGAACCAGGCGTCTGTACGAACGCCTCGCCTGTATGTCTATGTAACATTCCTGCTACTTTGATTTCTGCGTCGTTTCCTTTTCGTCTACCATTAACCATTTAGCACCTTCTCGAGTTCTAAGTAACCACCTATAAGCTCGCCATCTACAAATATTTGTGGGAAGGTTCTTGCTTGTGGAAATAACTCTCTTACATCTGCTGGTTGAAACTCTTTGCCCATTGTATTGTAAACAACTTCATGAACTGAATTATGATTCTCTGCCATCATTTTTGCTTTTGAACACGCAGGACAATTTGGTATACTATATATTTCTACTTTCATTAGTCTAACCTCGATATATTATTTTCTTTTATAATTTCAATTTTTTCTAAGAGTGGGTGAGTCCAGCCATGAGAAACCAAATAAGTATTTAGATTTTCTTCTTTTAGCAGGACTTCCACTACTTTTTCTTTTCCTTGTTCATCTAGTGCTTGATTTACTTCATCAAGAAAGAGAACATTAATTTGACTTCTACTTATTGAAGTCATCAGTTTTCTAATGGCGACTAACGTTGCAATATTTACTCTTGCTAGTTCACCTGAAGAAAGTGCAAGTATATCAATAATATTTCCATTATCAGATACTTCCACATTTAGTTTATCGTTTGTTACAACGAAATTTATACTGAATCTACCATCACTAAACTCTGCTAAATACTCATTCGTAAGTATTTCTAGTTCTTTAACAAGGGACTCTATTTTGTATGCGAGGAGTCCGTTTGTTGAGAAAGCTTTTTTAAGTGTTTCAAGTATCGCCAGTTTGTTTTCTGAACTTTCCAGTGCATTCTCGAGTTGAGTAAGTTGCTCTTGAAATTGTCCAGTTTGCTCAAGAATAATCCCAATTCTTGTATTGTGTCTTTCTCTTTGTTCATTTTCTTCTACTACTTTTTGGATTTTATTCCTAGTTTCCAAAATCCTTGAACGAAGGTCAGCAATTTCTCTTTCAAGTTTTTCTTTGTTGATAGCTTTTGAGGGGAGGCTGTTGTCAATAGACCTGTAGAGGTTTTCCCAATCTTCGATATCTTGTTTTGCTTTCCTATGATTTTCATTATTTTCTATTACCTTTGCATATTTTTCTTGTTCTTTTCCAATTATGCTTTCGACATTTTTAACTCTGCTTTCGTGTTCTGTAAGCGACTGCCTAACAAATGTTTGGTCAATAGACTGCTCACATGTAGGACACTCAGCGTCTTTCATTTCTGCCAACTCTTTATATTTGTCTAGCATTTTTTGCTCATGCATAAGCTCACTCTTCCAACCTCCTAAAGCAGTGAGTTGTTGGCTGGCATCTATTTTTTCTGGGTTAGCTTGCAGTAAACGTTTTGCAGAATCAATGTCAATATTTTTTAACTGTTGTTTCAGATTTTCATTCTGATTTATTTTTTTATTCTTTTCGGAGATATTTTCAAATTCTATTTGTAGAGAACGCAAAGATTCCTCGTCTTCTTCCGACTCAAATGGTAAATCCATTTTTGAAAGTATGGAAGTATCTTCGAGAATATTGTCTTCTAACCATTTCTCAATTGTTGCAATTTTGGCGTTGCTTGCTGTAATATCACTAGACGCTAGGCGTACTTCTTCTTTGAATATTTCAAAGTAAGAAACATACTCGTCAAGTTTCAACAAGTCAATTAAGAACTTTTTACGGTTTGTATCTGTTGCAGTTAAGAACTGTAGCGATGCATTAGTATTTTGATAGACTAACTGTGAAAAAGTTTTGAAATCAATTCCAAGAACTTCTCCTAATGTTTTGTAAGTATTAGACGCTGTGTGCGAACTAATATCTTCTCCATTTTTTGTTAGCTTACATTTGAGTGTTGCACGCCGTATAACAGTAATGTTATATACATCACTGTCAACAGTAAACTCGAGACTAATATCATATCCTTTGTTAACATATCTATTTGCTATATCCGCCTTTTTAACATTTTTACTATTTTTATTAAATAGTATTTCTTCTAAAATTAATGGAATAGATGACTTACCTACTCCATTTGTACCCACTAATTGTGTAAGGGTGTCTTTTGATAAATCTATTTCATTACCTTCCCCGTATGAAAAGCAATTATCCCATTTCAACTTCTGAAGAATAATCATTGAAAACTCCTATAATATTTTTAATTTTTTCATCATCAAAGTTAAGTATTTCTTTTAAATACATAACTAACTCGTCAGAAATAGAAAGGTCTGATGTTAAATTTAATGTAGCGTCAATCTCTCTACGAACTACTTTTTTATCAAGTAATTCTGAGTTCTTGACTTTAGCTAAATCTTGTACATCTCCCTCTAGTTCATAGATAGTATGATGAAATTCAGTTTGTATCATTTCATTCGGGTCTTCCACAGTCTTACGAATAAGTTGTGGTAAGTTGAATTTATGCCATGTCCAATCATTCATTTGATTAGGGTTAATTATTAGATAACCCGTTTGGACTTCGCTTCTGTGAAAAGATGTTGTCATTGGACTTCCTGGATACACAATATTTCGTTGAGTATTCTCGTGAGCATGTAAGTCTCCAGCAAATACAACATCAAACTTATCAAATCTATCTAAATCTACTTCTGGTACTACATGAGGTGGTATTTCTCCACGAACATGAGTAAATAAAACATCTGCTTGGATGCTTTCTATTTGTTTCTTTTTATGCAAATCCGCATAGGGAAGAATTGCCCAATTATCCTCGTAGTGTGTTTCTGTTACTACTTCTACTAGAGGATTTATACTATTTGTGGCACGAATTAAATTACTAAAAAATGTATGATTTTTTCTAGTTGCTTCGTGGTTTCCATCATAAATAATTGTTCTTACTTTTTGTTGTTTAACAAAATCAAAGTAAAGAGTAAGTTCATCCATAGAAGGAACTCTATCAAATAAATCTCCGCCTATGATATGTAAGGAAACATTATGTTCGTCAATAGCATCTTGCACTTGTTCAAAAAACATTTGATATCTAGCACAAGCCCATGCTGTGGGGACATTTTTTTGTCCTAATTTAATATGCCAATCTGCTGTAAATAAAATCATTTAATCCACCTAAGTCCATGTAATTGTTTTATGTCTGACCATATAAACCAAGCGTAATCAGTAGAGTCAGTTCCACTGCCTGTAAATGAAGGTCTTTTACTAAGTACGACCAGCCCATCAGGTGTAAATTGTTTCCAAAAATCATGTCTTGCTTGGCTTCCTAAAAAATTAATTCTTAATAACATGATTACTGTTGAAGCACACGCTATGGAGTGCTCAATAAATTCTCTTGCAATACTAAAGGGTGGATTGGTGAGGATTAAATCTACCTCACCATCCCACTCAAAATAATCTTTGCCTTCTTGAATTTCTGTCCAAGAAGTCTTGATTCCTTTGTTTTGTAGAAAAGATACTATTCTGCCATCTCCTTTGCATGGTTCATGCGCAGTCTTAAATTGACTCCAATCAATAGGGAGTTTTTCGTAACACCACTCAGGAGTTGGATAAAAATCGTATGCGTTTCTAGGCAACGAAGTCCTCGCCTGGTTGCCATTCACAACCTGTTAATCCACCAGCTTTAATTGCTTGTAGAGTTCTAAGTACTTCGTTGGCATTTCTGCCTGTATCAAGTGCATTTACACTTACGTGCTGTACAATATCATTTCTATCTATGATATATGTGGCTCTATAGCAAACACCTGCTTCTTCGTTTACTATTCCAAGTTTAGAAGACAGTCCTAAACCGCAATCTGCAGCTAAAGAGTGTTTGATGTTGCCAATGAGTTCATTATCTTGTTTCCAAGCTAATTTACAGAACTCATTGTCGCCACTTATACCGATTACATTAGCTTCATCAACTAATATATCCATACCTGCAATTTCTGTAGGGCAGATAAAAGTGAAATCTTTAGGATAGAAGTAGACTACTGTAAAGTCATGTTTCAATGGTTCATAATGCTCAGTAACTGATACTTGTACAAACTCATTATTTTCATTAACACCCTGCAAAGTAAATGCAGGAAACTTCTCACCTACTCCAATCATGATACGTCAAACTCCTCTGAAATTTCTTCAGAAACAGAGCCTTCTTCGTTATTGATTCTTCTTAGAAGCTCTAACTGTGCATCAGCAGTAGGTCTTGGTAGGACATCGTCCATAGACTTTAGATTTGCAACTAAGTCTTTTTCCCAATCTTCAAGTTCTCTTGGTTTGCACTTAAGAACTTGTAGTTGATACTCAACATTAAACACCTGCGGACCAGTTTTCTTTCTTTTGAAATGAATATCGTAACCAGTCACTGGGTCTGTTGGGTCGCCTAATTCTTCCATCGCTACTATGATTTGGTCGAATAGTTTTCTTTTTAGATTAAGAACTTTTACACTTTTATCAGCGTAGTCAATGCACTGGACGGCATAAGACCATCCACATTTTAAGTCTGGATAAAAGTCGCGAACATGGTCATGTTCTACATTATTGAAAGTTTCTGAGTTTCTATCAAACGCTAAACATTCCATAGGAATATTCTTGTTGTTTTCACCCTTAATCCAATAGACATATCTAGGTAATAAATCACCTACTAGTCTAACATGATGATCCTCACCACTAGAATAGTTGTAAGTATCGATTTTTTCTTTTTGGGCTGAGCCCTTGGTTTTATTAAAATTTATTGCCATTAGTTTTCCTCAATGTCTCCTCGAAACAAAAGTGAATCCGACCATCTTTTATTTCAAGCAGTCTGTTATTTATTAAAATATCTTCTGAAACTGGACATTCCAGAAGGTCTAGTGTGGTGTCTTTACTATTTACATAGTTGTGATAATTGCGAAAGGACGCGACACCTGCATACTCTGCAACTTCTTTATCACTACATGCTCGACCGACTTCAAGTAATTCTTTCGGATTCAGTAAGAACGACTTACCGCCAAATCGATACTGATAAAACTTAAAAGTCTTATCATAATAATTTTTAGGTTGAATCTTGTAAGTTATAATACGAAGGATTTGAATAATGTCATTGACATTTCCTTTGCTTATTTTTACAATCTTATTCCAGTCATATAGTAACATATATTATATCAAATTTTTAAGCGTGTGTCAAGAACTATTTTTCTCAGGTGTAGTACCATCTGAAGTTCCTGGATTAGGAGCATCTTGTTTATTCTCAACCCCAAGTAGTCTTCCTCTTCTTACCTTGTCGAGATGCTCTGGGTCAAGAGTAGCATGAACACCAGCTTGTGCCATTTTTACAATACTACCTTGGTAAACATAACTACCGCAATGCATTAGTTCTACTAATGGTAATGCCCATATATCTACTCCAAAGTTTCTTACAGTTTCTGAAAACATATAATCTTCTGATAAATATCTATTTTGATGATTAATAATACAATCAAAATATGCCATTATTTGTTCACCTCGTTCAAATTCTCCCTCTCTTAAATGGTCAGGAGTGTATAGTCTTTCAGGGTGGTGCTTATCATATTCTTCAAATACAGACCTATGTACAAACATAAATCCTGTTGCACCTTCTTTAATTTTTACTGGCTCAAACACAGGTGCTTGTCCGTTTGGATATGCCTCTGGTAAAGCATTAAATACCATATCTCCTGCAACTTTTTCTAAATCTGTAGGACTATCATCATAGTTTCCAGTTTTGGCTGCGTGTAATACTTTTTCCCAAGCAATAGTTTTCTTTGGATATAATGCACAAAAAACTTGCATTTCAGGATTTTCTGCTAATAAATGCCACATATAGATTAAATCCATTGCATTCCACGCTATATCACTATCTATAAATAGTAAGTAATCGCAGTCACTTTTTAAGAAGTTTGCGACACAATAGTTTCTAGCGCGAGTAATTAGACTTTCATTAAACATATAATAAATTTGTAAATGAAGCCCATGAGTCATACATACAGCTGTAGTATCCATTAAGGACTTAGTGTATAGTCCGTGGCACTGACCGCCATACATAGGTGTTGCTAAATACACTTTGCTTTTACGCATTTCCTCTATATTTAGCTGAATTTCTTTTGATGTCATAAAATTTTTACCTCGTAATCTTGTTTTAGATAATACCCCATTCGGGCATTAGCTTGTCTCGCCGCAGTCTTTCCTTTCAAATGAATATCAACTACTACAGGAGTTTGTTTATTTTCTATTTTTCTTATAACTCTACCAATCAACTGAGTGAGTAATGGTTCATTATTTACTGGTGTTCCTAACACTAAACAACTTAAGTCATTTAATGATATTCCTTCAGAGAAAATTGACTGTGTTCCAAATAAAATATTTTTATTTCCTTTTATTTGCTCCATTACTTTTTCTCTATCAGTAAATTCCATATCTCCTGTAATTGATACAGCTTTGTCCCCGCAAAGTCTAGCACACGCCTTTAGAAATGCAACTCTATCTGACACTACTAATACTTTGTGACCTTGTGCAGCATACTTTGAAGCAATCAAAGATACGCTGTGGACGTATTCTTCATTGTAGGCTAAGTGATTAATCCTCTCCGCCCACGGAGTAAAAGAACCGTCTAAAAATCTAATATCAGATTTTATTATATGAATCTCTGGTATTAAATAATTTTCTTTTGGTGGTTTCATTACATTGTGACCAAAGTAATCACGAAAAACCACATGACGACCATCTTTTCGTTCGAGTGTTCCTGTCAAGCCTATCTTATAACGAGTAGGCATTTCGTCTACTATTCGTGTAAAAGTAGGACTACTGACATGATGCATTTCGTCTAAAATCAATGTCCCAAACTCTTGTTTTAGATCGTCCATTCGTCGGTACAATGTTTGGATATTGCCGACACAGATAGGGGCTTTTATATTAAATTGTCCACTACCTATTCTGCCTGCTTGTATTCCAAAGCATTTTTTTACCTCTTTTTCCCACTGATTTCTTAAGTTAGTTGTGTGGGTAACAACTAATGTTTTTTGACCAAGTTTCGCTGCGATAGCTAAACCTGTAAATGTCTTTCCCCAACTTACCCAAGCGTTAATTATAGAATTGTCTTGGACTTCGTCATGTACTATCTTTTGGCTTGGTCGTAAATCAAACTTAAATTTTTCATGTTCTACTGGCACTGAAACTCTTTTATCGACTATTTCGTATTCGTCTGGTATCAAATCCATTCTTCCAATAGGTATGGAAATTAAACCTTCTTTTATAAAACGAATTGTTTTAAATACTAAAGGCGGGTCTGATGGTATTCTAGGTGCAATAGTATAAGTCAGTTCCTTTTCGATAGAATTGTGCAAATCTTTATTTACACTCATGTATATTCTGTTACTAAGAACTGCTTTCATATATCTTGTTTCTCAAATTCGTACTAGAAAAAGAGTGCTGTCTACTTGTATAAAAAATCTCGTGCAATCCTTTACCTGTAAAATGTCTGTCGACATAATCCTCTCCAACAAATCGAAGATGTATTTTTGTAGCTTCTAGTAAATCTAATAGACTTTGTTCTGTGTCATATGGAATAATCTCGTCTACGTACTTACAGGCTCTTAACTGTATATATCGTTCATATACTGATTGCACAGGCTTATTCTTTTTCTGCCTATCAATAGTAGGGTCTGTTTGTAATCCTACTATTAAGTAATCACAATTTTCTTTTGCTTCTTTTAGCATTACAATATGTCCAGCATGAAGTAAATCAAAAGCGCCACAGGTAAATCCTATACTCATATTTTTACTCCTGCCCTTCTTGCATCTTGTTTTCTTCCTTGTTCTCTAATTTTTCTACTCTTTTCTGATATTGGTCTCAACATCCATAAGTAATCATTTTTTGCTGTTTTCTTCAACTTTA